GCTGTCAAGTATTCTTTGAACGGAAGTACTTGGATTGATATTCCGTTCACATTTTCAGGAAATTCAGTAGGACCGATTCAATTTGATGGAACGTCGTGGTGTATATTTGTCAAGTCGAACTTAACTTCTATTAGTTCAGGAATTGATTCTTCTTTTTCAATGTACCGACACGATGCATTGAATTCAACGCTGTCAAATGTTTCTACATGGACCATTACACCTGTAACGTTTTCAGGTGCATCTCAAACGGATGTACCTCGTTTAATTTCATTTCCATTAGCTCGATATACTTCCAACGGACCACCTGCTCCCATACTACAAATCAATACTACTTCAATAGGACCTACGTTTACTCAACCTACGGTTACTGAGTATCTTGTGTTTCAGTATGTTCCAATTACACCTGTCACACTCTATGCAGGACAAGATGTCGTTTACTTTTTAGGAAATGATACCCCTCTTCCACCTGGAATGGTATGGAATGCATTAACTGGAACAATTTCAGGTCTTAGTGTTCAATTAGGAGTGTTTGCGGTTGATTTGTATGCACAAAGTTTATTAGGTGTGAGTCGAATTGTATTAACGTTCAAAGTAACACGCGTTCCTATTCATCCGAATCTTCCAACTGCAAGTTCCTACACTTCCTACTTACGTGAAAAAGTAGTTGCAGACTCTGCTTCGTCCGCGATTAACGCTCATGTGGTTCCATTTGAAGTTGGAACATTCTTATTAGAACGTCCGCCTGTGATTACAACGGTTCCAGAGATTTGTTGTGAAACTTACTCGAGCTCTGGAAGAACCATATCTTGAAAGTCATTCATGCCGAGCATGCCTACGAATACGTGGACGCCCTCGCGCAGTTCGTAGACTCGATGTGTTTTAAGACCTACATCAAATGTACGAAGATGGAATTTGACTTCGACTAGATCTTCGTCTTCGTCTTCGTCAGGCATGGTTATACGAATGAACTGTTCCATATGATTCGTCAGCGAAGTAGACTTGAAGTCATCGGATGTAAGTTGATTAACATACTGTGTAAAGGATTTGTGAAGTGATGGTTTATCTACGTCACCAAGTATCATGGACTCGAGTCGTTGAACTTGTTGACGGTTGAGTTTTTCAAGGTTTGGAGGTTTAGGAATTTCTTGAGGAGTGGAACGCCATAAATGAGCAATAAGTTTATCTGCGAAAGGGGAAGGGACATCAAGAGAAAGACATGCTAGTTGGATTGCTAGATCGATAGTAGATTGCATTTTGATCTGGGTGCTCTCAAGTGAATCGTGATGTCACGGAATCCGTTTTCTGAAAACGAATCTTTAGTGTTTGAGTAAGAATAGAGCCCCAAAGACAAGATGCCTCGTAATATGACAGGTGGTTCAGGCCATCGTTCCCAACGCAACTCAGAATCCAATAAGACCAAGCAGAACAACAAGATCGGTGATAAGCTTCTCGATGACCTTTTAGAAGAATCCAAAATTGACGGCGCATTTGTAGGAAGAATTACACGTCGTCTAGGAGATGGACGTATGGAGATCTTCTATACTGTGAAAGAAACCATTAGTGGTAAAGAACGTGTGGTGGATAAATTGATTCAAGCACCATTACGCGGAGGAATGCGCGGACGAGGTAAGCGTGATGTATGGGTGGATGTAGGAAGTCTAGTTCTCTTTGAAGAAACTGGATTAGGAGGGATGGCGACACATCGAATTCTATCTGTATTTACACCAGTACAGATTGCTCGATACAAAAGTATTGTGAAAGACGCAGATCCACGTCTGTTTATCACAAGTGGATCAACTGAGATGGAACCTCAGGATGCGATTGAATTCGATACAGTGGAGGAAGAGGATGTCAATGTAGACGACATCTAAGACAATCATTCGCGTAGTCAAAAATATTTTTCTTTTAAACAAGAGGATAGACAAATATGTCACAAGGTCCACAGGGTATTCAAGGACCCACAGGTCCAACAGGTACAACAGGATTTGTGTATGCAACTCAAGGTCAAGAAGGACGAAGAGGTCCACAAGGTGTTCAAGGAGAATTAGGTCCAACTGGATTCACTGGGTTCACGGGTCCAACTGGAATTGAAGGTCCACAAGGTATTCGCGGGTTACCTGGCTGGGCTGCAAACTCAGGATCGACGGGTCCAACGGGTTCAACGGGTTCAACGGGTTCAACGGGATTCACTGGACCACAAGGTCCACAGGGAATTCAAGGATTAAGAGGTGATTCGTTGAATACAGGTGCAACAGGGTATACAGGCTGGACAGGCTCAACAGGTCCAACGGGTTCTACAGGATTCACAGGTGCAACAGGATTCACTGGATTCACTGGATTCACTGGATTCACAGGTTCAACTGGATTTACGGGACCCACAGGTTCAACAGGATGGACGGGTTCAACAGGATGGACAGGTTCAACAGGACCTACTGGACCCACAGGTTCAACAGGATGGACGGGTTCAACAGGATGGACAGGATCCACTGGACCAACGGGTCCTACAGGTTCAACGGGATGGACGGGTTCAACAGGACCTACAGGACCTACTGGATCCACTGGATCGACTGGATTCACAGGTTCAACAGGACGGACAGGTTCAACAGGTTCAACTGGACCTACAGGACCTACAGGTTCAATAGGACCTACAGGATTCACAGGACCTCAAGGACTTATTTCAATCAGTAACTATACGGTCTCGAATCAACTACTGATGACTTCGGGAAACAATCAACAGATTGCTGCAATATCTGCAATTACATATAGTAGTGGTAGTGTGTTAAACCTAGGAGGTACTTATTTATTTAATACAGGTACGATTGATGGAGGAAGGGTTTATGCAAGACAATTAGAACTTGATGGGGCTATTGGATTCTTGCCTGTTTTTGTCAATGTATCGAACATGACTCTAACTTCTTCAACCACTCCTGCAATTAACGCAAATACATATGGTCGCTACTATTATATTACGAATAGCGCATTCAATACACTCATTTTACCAGGAGCGAATTATATGGGACAACATTTCATCTTCCGTAATGCAACTTCAACGTATCTCTCTGTGAATGTTACGTATACAGGTACAGGAGGTGGAGGTGTTTCGACATTGACATTTCCACCACTGAATACCATTACGATTATGTACATAGGCGGTGGAACTGGTTCTGGTTCAGCTGCGTATGCTTTCTTCTGATTAAAGATTAATGCCAAACCCACCTGGAACAAAGTCCATATCGGGGTTTGATCCGAGAACGGTTGCGAAATGCTGTTTATGGCTCGATGGAGCTGATTCAAATACACTCTTTTCAGATGCTGCGGGAACAACGCCTGCATCACTTAACGGAGCTGTAGGGTTTTGGAAAGATAAATCAGGTGCAAATGCGAATGTTTCAAATGCAACTTCTGCTCAACAACCTAGTTATACTAGTACTGGAGTTTCCTATGCTTCTTTAAGTAACTCTGGAAAAGCTCTTAGCGGAACACCTCCTAATTTATCGAGTGGAGGACTTGCTGCATTTGTTGTATTTAATCCTACTTCATTAAGCAGTGGAACAGGTCGTAAAAGTATGGTTCGCTTGTGGACTCCTGCTGGATATCTAGTGAGTTTAGAAAATTGGTATCCTGAGATACGTATTCCAAGCGCATATGCATATCAATACGCACTTCCAGTGGTAGGTTCAAACAATTTGATGTCGGTAGTTACGTACAGTAAAGGCGTTAATAACAATGGTAATACTATCACTCAAATTGGGTATGATTTGAATTTTGAAACGTCTTCAACTTCATGGTTGTACAAGGTAGATGAAACTACTGTTGGAAATGAACTTGCTATAGGATCACGACCTTCTCTTGGGTTTACATTTGATGGAACGATCAGTGAAGTAATTGTTTATGATTCATTCTTAACTTCTTCTCAAAAACAAGACATTCAACGCTATTTAACTCAGAAATGGAATGTTACAACTCAACGGTTTAATCCTACTTCAATAAGTGGTTGTGTGTTATGGAACGACGCTTCAACGTTAACTGGAACTGGAGCTGTAGGTACTTGGAGCAATTTAGCAGGAAGTGCATATAGTATTTCATGTACAGGAACTAAAACTCCGAATGGACGAAATGGTTTAACGACCGTTCGTTTAACAACAGCTCAAACATGGATTCCAAATCCAGATGTTTCTTTATTATCGCATACTCTCTTTTGGTCTGGTCGACAAACGGGAGGTACAAATGGGCGTGTTTTACAAGGAACTGCAAACAATCACTTATATGGATACATAAATGGATATAAACGAGCAGTGTATAACAACGCCGCGCCAGATATAAGATTCGTTTCACCTTCCGATAAAGAATGGGATATCTTTTCATATTCTCGTGTTGCAGAGGGCGCGTATACATTCAGTTGGAATGGAACTGTCTTATTTTCTGGAGCAACCTCTACGGGTAGTTGGATGGATGGTTTACGAATCAATTCAGGTGCTTCGGCTGAACCCTCAGATTGTGAAGTAGGTGAAATCATCTTGTTCAATCGAATTCTGACCGAAAATGGTTCTTATGATGAACGTAGAATGGTAGAACGTTATTTAGATGCGAAATGGAATAAATCCTTACAACTTCCTAATAACTTTCCATTGGATACTGTGAGCCCACGTCTACGAGCATTTCAACCGACTGACTTTCGCGACTGTTACTGTTGGATCGATGCAGCACAAGATACAACAGCGTTAGGAACGAACGTTACAACTCTTCCCGATTGGTCGGGAAGTAATGCACCGAGTTCCGCACCGTTTGGAGGTTCAATCACTTTACAAGCGAACGGATTGAATGGACTTCCCGTCTATAACTTCGGAAATTCGCGTACATTAACTAGTCCAGGCTTTGTATGGAATGCGTCGTTTACTCAATTTGCAGTCGTTCGATGTGCACAACAAGGACAATGGATGACTACAAATCTAGTCCCTGCGAACAATACTTATTATAATTACGTTTTATCGGGAAACTTCGCCCTGTATTTTGATACGATCATGCAGGTCAATGACGGTGCAATGCCTCCGAATATTTCAAATCGTTCTGTATTTGAGTACGCAGCTGGAGGTAAGACTTCATGGGTGATCTTCTGTATTGGACACCGTTCTGGAGATTCGAACTTGACGAATTATACAGTCAATGGAACAGTTTTATCCTCTACATCGCAAACTGCATCCTCCATTACAAATGTTGGAAAACTCGTATTGAATGGAAATGCAACTGCAGCAGGTGATACAACAACAAGCGTCGCTGAATTCATTCACTACAATCGAAGTATTTCACAAGCTGAACGTCAACAAGTCGAAGGATATTTGGCTCAAAAATGGAACATTGCGCTTCCAACGACAACAGGCTTTTTACCTACAAGTATTGGTGGATGTTCTACATGGTTGGATGCAGCCGATTCAAGTACAACAACGAATATAGCTACTGGAATCTGGGTGGATAAAAGTGGACGAGCAGGAAATACGAGTTCGAATGCAGGAGGTGGTGCGTTTAGTATAAGTAATATTTTCGGAATTCCTGCAGTGTCCTTTCCAACAACCGCAGGTTCAGCGGCATTATTAATAGGAGATAATCCAACGCTTACTACTTCAACTGGATTGAGTTTTTTTATGGTCTTAAATTCTACTTCTAATGCTGGATCAACGCGGTTTCTATCTGCAAATGGTGCGAGTTTACAATTCTATGTAACCAGTGGAGCAAATCCAACTTCATGGGGATTGTATACTCCTGCAGGATCGTTTCCATCACCTACAGTTACGGTTAGTAATAATATTCCATTCGTATATTCGGCTACCATTAAAACAGATCTAGTTCGACAGTTCTCTAATGGAATTCAAACTGATACGATGTCTTCTGCGTCGAGTCTTACCATCTCAAACCTTACTATCGGAAATTACAGTACTCCAAGCAGTTCCTATGCATTTATTGGATCGATTGGAGAGATTATTATTTATAACAATGTGGTTACAGACGTTCAACGTAAACAGGTTGAACTTTATCTTACAGAGAAATGGAAAATCACTGCGCATCCATTCAAAACCATTCGACCCGATGTAACAGATTCCTTTACACCTGCAAGTCTTTCAAGATGTCAATTATGGCTAGATGGACTAGATCCTCCAGGTAACGGTATATTATTAGGTGCAGGATCTATTGTCTCTACTTGGATCGATAAATCAGGGAATGCGAATCATGGGACTGCAAATGGAAGTCCAACATACGTTTCGAATGGTGGAATCAATTTCAATGCATCCTCTTATTTCTCCAATACGGCGTTTAAAATGACGTTCGCTAATCGTTCAATGTTTTTCGTGATGCAGGAAACGACGCGAACGAATGCTGCGATCTTATCATTTATTCCAACTCCATCGAATCAACATGACTACGGTGTTCCGTCTGGATTCACATATAACACTGACGGTGGATTTCAGGCGTTTGGATATTGGTATGGGGGTCCACTTGGATATCAATACCGAATGGGAAATGCAACACTTCTTCCAAGAGGGATTTACAATGATAATATGAATACCGTTGTAGGATCAGGATTTGTGAATGGATCCAATGCTGCAAATAAAACTGCAATCTACTCAGCCACTACGTGTTCTGGATATGTAATTGCTGGACGATGGTACCAGGATCAAGGTGTTCCTGCTGGAGGTAAATTGGACGGAGTCATCTACGAAATCATCGCATACGATCGAGGTCTGACAAATTCCGAACGACAACAAGTTGAAGGATACCTTGCATGGAAATGGAATCTAAACAGTTCATTGCCTACATCTCATCCATTTTTCAAGGTTTCACCAGGTCCTGAATTACGTTCAATCATGTTAAATCCATATGAGCTTTACTTATGGCTCGATGCCTCAGATCTATCAACATTGTATCAAGGCACTTCAGTTGCAACACCTGTGACCGCTAGTGGACAAAATGTAGGATTATGGTTGGATAAATCAGGAAATCAGAGAAACTATACAGGTGTTACAACCTATCCAACCTATTCTACTAAATCTCAAGTCCCTGAAATCGAATTCAATGCAAATGGAAAACATATGACAACTACTTTATTACCTGCTGGAAATAGAGGTCTAGATATATTTGTAGTCACGCAACCATTAACTTCTACTGCCACGTTTCGTTCTTTATTTGCTGGAAGTGCTGTGGATGTACCTATTCTCATTAGTTCAGGTTCATATGCACTTGGTGCTTATTATAGCTCAGATGCTTCATTCCGTCAATATGGTTCAATTACGATAGGTGGAGTTTATCGTGTAATTATTCATGTTTCGATTTCAAGTGGAGGTATTCAGTCTGCATCTGCAAATACAATCGCTGAAGCCTATGACGGAAATCTAGTTATGTCAGCTGCATCTGGTACTAATGGTAATGCCTCGTTTTTTCAGTTAGGAGGTAATGGTGCAGGTCAACCTTGGGGGAACGTTAGCGAAATCCTTATTTTCAAACGAAACTTAGCGAATCAGGAGAAGATTGAAGTGTTCAATTACTTGAACTCAAAATGGTTCACTCGCGTTACATTGTCAAACGCGGTCGACTACCTTCCACTCTCTTCAAATGCAACGAATCTAGGTACAACTCCGCAGACGGTTACAACACTAGGTACTGTTACATATTCAAATATAGGTGGAAAATCAGGTGCCTTTTTCAATAACAATATAGCAAACTACATAAAACTTAATTTTACAAATCCAGAACAACTATCACTTTGTTTTTGGTTATATCCATTATTAGATGGAACCACAACCTTAACAAGTGCATTATCGCTTACAACAGATGCATTAGTCAGTTCTAATATGGCACTCGTAGTGGATGTTACAAATACATCAACGGTGACGGTTTATTCTGCAATTCCCAATCAATGGACTAGTGTTAATGGCGGTACTGCTACAAATGCATGGACACATTATACTATAACCATCAACTCAAAAACTTACGTTATGGAATTGTATGTAAATGGAGCGAATCGAGTTTCTGTAACAGGTTCAGGTGTATTGAAAGTAACGGATCGAATTGTATTAGGAAGAATTGGAAGTTCAACTCGTCCTTACTGGGGATACATACGACAATTCGCAGTGTTTAATACGATCTTAACACCCTATGAAGTCCAAGATATCTTTAATGCAAGTGCTTAAGTACGCGATACGTGAATGCGTACTGTATTTCCTTGAAACGAATAGGAAATCAGAACACCTACACATAATGCTTGAATGGATGTATTAATCGCAGCCATATCCTGACCTAATAGATACGTAATGTAATCATATAAAGATCGCGACACTCCATCTGAACAAACTGCGGGGGGTGTGACGGTCAATTGTTGAAGTATGTAGATGGGTGGAAAACCAAGTTCAGTCCAACGAATGATCGAAGTACGAATGGAATCGCGTGGCAGATTCAATAAGATTGAAAGCGTTGATCGATCCGTGATTTCTTGTTGTTTGATTCCTGCGTGGCTTGAGAGGAGTTCTGAAATATCAATCAACATAGGTGGAGGACCTGGTTCAGGAAATACAGGTCCAATAGGACCCGTAGGTCCAGTGTTTTCAAGTTCAACAGGTTCAACAGTTCCAGTAGGTCCTGTGTTCTCAACAGGTTCAACAGTTCCAGTAGGTCCTGTATTCTCGTGTTCAACAACTTCATTCGTTCCAGTAGGTCCTGTAGAGTCCATTTACAAGTCTAGGTTGTTTTTTTTAAAATGGATTCGCCCTCATAGATAATGCTCTCTACCTATATTCCAGGTCGTGGACTTGTCACATGCGCACCCAATATCGCAGTAGGACCACAAGGTCCACAAGGTCCTCCAGGATCAACAGGATTCACAGGTCCATCAGGTCCAACAGGTCCGCAAGGTCTACCTGGATATGCATTTAATACAGGTCCGACAGGACCTACTGGATTCACTGGATTCACTGGACGAACGGGTTCGACAGGTCCAACGGGACCAACAGGTCCATCAGGAGGTACAGGTCCAACGGGACCAACAGGACGAACAGGATTCACAGGGTTCACAGGATTTACTGGACCTTCCGGTACAACAGGTCCTACGGGTCCTACGGGTCCAACAGGTCCTCCAGGATCTACAGTGAACACAGGTCCAACAGGTCCAACGGGTCCTTCTGGATTCACAGGTCCTACAGGTTCAACAGGCCCCACTGGATTCACAGGATCTACAGGTTCAACAGGTCGTACAGGCTCAACTGGATTCACTGGATTCACGGGACCTACAGGAGGTACAGGCCCCACTGGATTCACGGGATCGAGAGGTTGGACAGGATCGACAGGTCCTACTGGACCTACTGGACCACAAGGATTTCAGGGATTTCAGGGCTATCCTGGACAAATCGGTGATCGTGGACCAACAGGTCCAACGGGACCGAATACAGGACCGACTGGACCGACTGGTTTGTCTGCAACGGGATACACTGGATCGACAGGTCCTACAGGTCCTACAGGTGAAATCGGTAAAACTGGATTTACAGGTATTACAGGATCAACGGGTTGGACAGGATCCACTGGACCTACAGGTCCTACAGGTCCAACAGGTTTCACTGGAAATACAGGTTCAACAGGTATTACAGGCTCAACTGGATTCACAGGATTCACGGGACCTCAAGGACCGTTCGTTACTGGACCTACGGGTTCAACAGGTCCAACAGGACCGACAGGACCGACAGGACAACGAGGTGTACTTGGTCCAACAGGTGCAACGGGACCCACTGGATCCACAGGATTCACTGGATTCACTGGAATTCAGGGTTGGTTAGGACCTGTAGGACCCTTAGGTCCAACGGGAACAACAGGTCCTACTGGAATGCAGGGAATTCAAGGAGTTCAGGGTCCGTCTGGGCGTACAGGCACAACAGGATTCACAGGTCCAACGGGTCCAAGTAAACCTATTCTACCAAGTACATTAGGATCAAATATTACCATTTCAACTACCTTCGGAAATGGCTCCTCTTCCCATATATCGAATACAACAATCCCCACAACAAGTTACATGATTACGCAAGGATGGCAGTCTAGTGATTCAAGTTTAAGTCCTGTGAGTTTATACTGGAGCGATTCATCGGGAGTGTGGAGATTGAATGTAACAATCTGGAATTCATCAGGTTTATCTGTAACCTCATCATTTAAAGTGTATTATTACTATCAGTAATTAACAAGATGTTTCAATCCTTTAGTCCACGTGGACCTAATTCGTATGTGATTCCTCTACCTTCAAGTGTTCGACAGATTCCTGGACCTATTGGACCCGAAGGTCCGATTGGTGCTGGACCGACTGGAATCACTGGACCTATAGGAGAACAAGGAGATCCCTATCAATTTGGATCGTCTGGAGATACAGGTTCCACTGGTTCAACGGGACCTACAGGTTCAACTGGATTTACTGGAACAACGGGTACGCGTGGACCCTCTGAAACTGGACCTATAGGTTCAACAGGTCCTACTGGATTTACTGGATTCACTGGATGGACGGGTACAAACACACCTGGTACTCGAGGGGATACAGGTGTGAAAGGAATGGATACAACTACAGGTGCTACTGGACCTATGGGACCTGCGAATGCGCCAAGTGGGATATCTGGACGACGAGGACTTCCAGGACCAACAGGTCCTACTGGTCCTACGGGATTTACAGGTCCAACAGGTCCTACGGGATGGACAGGGTTTGCGATGACAGGAGATACGGGTTCCACAGGTCCTACGGGTATGACAGGAACTATAGGATTTCAAGGGTCTGAAGGACCTCGTGGAATTCAAGGACCTGAAGGAATACAAGGACCTGCAAGTTCATTTACAGGTTTTAGGGGACCCACTGCAGACAGAGGTCCAATGGGATGGTATGATCCTACTATGTCAGGAATGACTGGTAAAACAGGATACACTGGATTTACTGGAATTCAAGGCGAAGGTCGAACAGGATTTACAGGACCTACAGGATCCACTGGATTTACAGGACCTACAGGAATTACAGGTCGTACTGGATCCACAGGATCCACTGGATTCACTGGACCTACAGGATTTACAGGACCTACAGGATCCACAGGATTCACTGGACCTACAGGAATTACAGGTTCAACTGGATACACAGGTCCTACGGGAACACGAGGATTTAGCCCCCCTACATCGGTAACATTTGTTCTAGGAACATCGGATTCAACATTGAATCCAGGCACGTTTGTTCCAAATGGACCTGTTCCAGACGGATGGACGTTTCAATCAAATTCAGTTCCAGCATCCTCTCGACTTGCATGGAATGGAGGCTATTGGGTTGCAGCGAAATCTTCAATTGCAACCTCTCTTGATGGAATCAATTGGATAACTCGACAGACAGGTGTGACTTATAAATGTATCGCATGGAATGGAACTCGGTGGATCGCAGGCGGTAATTCAGTTCTATATTCATCCACAGATGGAATTACATGGTCTCAAACTTCTATCGCGTTTGACTTAGCTGCACTTGCATGGAATGGACTCTATTGGGTTGCAACGGGTATATCTGGAATTTTTACAAGTACAGATGGAATTACATGGACAAATCGAGTTACAGGATTTCATGGTACAGGTGTTGCATGGAGTGGACGTATGTGGCTCGTCGTCGGAAAAACTACACTGTATTGGAGCGAAACTCAAACGAACTGGACTGCTGTTCCATTTCCTTATAGCTCTGAACCTGAAGCTGTTGCGTGGAATGGAAGTTCATGGACAATTGCATGTATTGGATCTCCTTCGTTAGTGAATCTTCCAGCAGGTGTGTTTGCATTCGTACCAGGTCGAGGTGTCGTTCCATCTTCGTCTTTTGGAATTACTTGGACAGGTGAGTATTGGGTTGCAGGTGATTCAGGAACTTCAAGGATCTGTATAAGTCAAGATGGAATTAACTGGAGTTCTCGAGATACATCCTATCCTGTATTCGATGTCACTGCGCAAACCATTTTACCCTTTATAGTGGGTCCACTAGGCGTAACAGGACCAACTGGACCGACGGGATTCACTGGTTCGCTAGGAACTACAGGTTCAATGGGTCCTAGTGGAGTCACAGGTCTTACAGGTCCTACAGGTCCTACAGGCTTTTACGGTCCGATTGGAACTACAGGTCATTCAGGTCCTACAGGAATTACTGGATGGCAGCCTCCTGGTCCTACAGGATTCACAGGAGACATGGGATCTTCGCTTTCAGTGCGTCAAGTGGTAGGTTCGAACGTACTTTTGAATGCAACGTCTGCAGAAGCCCTTTCATCGCTCTATACATACGATACAGGCATTCCGACTTGGAAAGCAGTGAGCGTGAATGAATTCACTGGAACCACTACAACTGGAATACCATGCCTTTTCAAATCACAATATTTCACACCCAGTATTTCAAATACATGGATCTTTAACTTTCAATTTGTTCCTATACTTCCTATCTCCAGTGGTTCGAGTTTCAACGCACCTATAAAGATTAACATCTATGAATAATGGATTCAATGGATACATGGATTGAAGTGGTTCGAGATCTGAAAGATTCAGATGTAGACGCATTTGAAACTGAACGTATTTGTCGCGATATATTGCGATACATTCGCACGAAACGAATTCGTGATCTAGGTAAGTTCAGACAGCGACTAGGACCTGAGTATGAAACCTTTTTAGCCTCACTTTCTATGTACTCGGTAGACCGTGTTCAACGAATCATAACAGACGATGAGTTCTGGGATGAAACATTGAAACGTAAGTCAACGTAAGTCTTAAAACGAATACTTTACACGGAACAGTATAAGAAGTAAAATGGGCGATACAATTACTGGAGTACAATTCGGAATTGCAAACCCCGACGACATTCTGAAACGAAGTGTCGTGGAGGTTACTACTGACAAAACCTATCAATCCGGACAGCCTGTAGCGAATGGAGTCTTTGATTCGAGATTTGGAGTCATTGAGAACGGTAAGGTCTGTCCTACCTGTAAACATACAAACCAATACTGTCCTGGTCATTTCGGACACATCACACTTGCGAGACCTGTGTACTTATATCAGTTCTTCGACTGGACTGAGAAATTAGCGAATCTTGTATGCTTGAACTGTTCGCATGTGATTGTACCGCATGAATCGTTCGAGTCTATTACTTCAACAGGACTGGCTCGGTTCAAAGAAGTACGAGAGATTGTTGCTAAACTTCGTTCAGGATCGGATAAGCCTACAACCTGTTCACACTGCAGCACACCCTTCTTTCGTAAAGTCGCACGAGTCGCAGGTAAAGCTGCAACCTTAGAAGGGTTTCCATTCGGAGATACTGAAGAACCTCCTCCTCCTGTCACGATTCAACCTGAACTCATTCTACGTGCATTTCAAAGGATTACCGATGCAACCTGTGATATGCTAGGATTCAATCATACTTTCTCAAGACCTGAATGGATGATTTGTACAGTACTCGCAGTTCCTCCGTTGACAGTACGTCCTTCAGTCGTAATGGACGACAATCAGCGAATGGAAGATGACTTGACACATAAACTCATCGACATTCTTCGAAACAATCAACGTCTTCGCGATAAACTCGACAAGGGTGAGTCCACTGAGATGATTGATAAGTATACCGCAATGGTTCAATACGATGTTGCAACCTATGTTGACAATGACATCAAAGGACTTGCTCCTGCTGCTCAACGATCAGGTCGTCCTCTTCGAACACTCAAATCACGTTTCGGAGCAAAGACTGGACGTGTGCGTGGTAACTTGATGGGAAAACGTGTAGACTTCTCTGCTCGATCGGTTATTACACCGGATGCGAACATTGAACTCGATGAACTCGGTGTACCTGAAGAGATTGCTACCAATCTAACCTTTCCTGAGATCGTGAATGCATACAACCGCGATCGTCTTGTTAGTTACATTCGCAATGGTCCAGACGTACATCCAGGTGCCAAATCTGTCTTCCTTAAACAGGACAATCGCGCAGTCAATTTGCGCTTCGTGAGTCCAGATACTCTGGATTTACGCGAAGGAGATGTCGTACATCGTCACCTTATCAATGGAGATGTTGTTCTCTTCAATCGTCAACCTTCTCTTCACAAAGCTTCGATGATGGCACATCGAGTTCGCGTTCTACCCTATTCAACCTTTCGATTGAACGTTTCAGCAACACGACCGTACAATGCAGACTTTGACGGTGATGAAATGAATATGCACGTTCCTCAAAGTATTGCAGCGGCAACGGAACTCAAATATCTCGCAAGTCTTCTACGTAACATCATCAGTCCTCGTACAAACAGTCCAATCATTCAGTTGTTTCAAGACACGATGACAGGTATCTTTCGAATCAGTCATCCAGACGTCAAAGTTCCTGAATCCATTGCGATGAACATACTTGCACGACTCAAACGTCCCTTTCAACGCAAACAGGATAAATACTGGACAGGCGCAGAACTCATTTCATCAGCCTTTCCGATTGTGTCTTTGAAAAGCAGTATCACACTCGACAAAGGTCAATTAACCTCTGGAATTCTGAAGAAGTCTGCATGCAGTCAACTGATTCACGTAGTCTATAATGATTTCAGCCCTGAGCGATGTGGTCAGATGATCAACGACATTCAATCCGTTGTCACTCAGTTCAATCTCTATAAAGGATTCTCAGTCGGTACTGCAGATCTGATTGCAAACACGGAAACTCAACAGTTCGTGAACGATAAGTTATCTGAAGGACGCACCTCTGTGTCCAAGATCTTATCCGATGTACACGGAGGTATGTTTGTCAACGTGTCAGGAATGTCAGACGGAGAAGAGTTGGAAGATCGTATTTCATCTGCACTCAAAGCCGTTGCAGCCAATATCAACGATGAAGTGATCAAGAGCTTACCAAAGGACAATGCGATCGTTCAAATGGTTGATTCAGGATCCAAAGGAGGTCCTCAAAACATTACGCAAATGGTAGCGTTGCTCGGACAACAATTGATTGAAGGTAAGCGAGTACAATACACTCTTCAGGATCGAACACTTCCTCACTTTGCGCGATACGATGATGGAGTTGAATCAAGAGGATTCGTTCAGAATTCGTTCATGAATGGATTGTTACCCGCTGAGTTCTTCTTCCACGCACAAGCTGGACGCGAAGGATTGATTGATACCGCTGTGAAAACATCCGATACTGGATACATTCAACGACGATTAATGAAAACAATGGAAGATCAACATGTTGAACATGATGGTACAGTTCGAAATGTGACAGGAAGTATTATTCAATTCGCATACGGCGAAGATGGTATTGATTCGATTGCAGTGGAAGCACAGACCTGTGATCTCGGATCGATGATGTTAGAAGACGTCTACCGTAACTACGCAATGAGTGCTGCAGATGTCAATCCATTCATGAAGACAGAAGTCACAGAAGCACCTGATCTACTGGATGAGATTCTCGCAGACCGAGATATGTTAGTTCACAATGTCTTCCGATTCAAGAAGAACGATCAAGTCTTAGCGCCTGTCAACTTAAGACGACTCGTGAATTCCTATTCAAATGGATATGCGACAAAGACAGATTTGACACCTCAACGAGTCGTTGAAGGTCTGAACGGTTTCATCGCCAAGTTCCCACAGAATAAGGTGTTTCATGCACTGCTTCGATACACACTTGCACCGAAGAAAGCTATTCTAGTTCATCGATTGACAGAAGCTCTGTTTACTGAACTGATGTCCGATATTGAGTATCGCTACATGCGATCACAAGTCCATGCAGGTGAAATGGTTGGAGCGTTGTCTGCGCAGTCCATCGGTGAACCTACAACTCAACTTACGCTCAATACCTTCCACTCTGCAGGAACTGCAAAGGCGAACGCGACCTCAGGAGTACCACGTATTGAAGAGTTACTCTCTGCATCTCCGAACCCGAAACGTCCAGGTAATACAGCTTACTTTGCAGGCGATGTATCAGGCAATGATGCCATTGCAATGATGAAACGAGTTCAACGAACTACCTTGAGACATATCACTAAATCTGTACGAGTCTATTATGATCCGTATCCGATTGCAGAAAAAACATCTGTTGAAGAAGATCGTGATATCTTAGAACAGTATCAACAGTTCACTCTTGAACATGAAACCGAATGTAACTCTGCATGGATCATGCGTTTAGAATTGAACGATGTTGAAATGTATTCGCGTAACATTCGAGATTTGACTGAAACTGTAGCAAAGTTGTCAAACAACGGATCCTTAAAAATCACAAAGTGTGTGACATCCGATACATCCGCTAAGAAACTCATTCTGAGAATCATGTTTGATCCTTCCGTTGTGAAAACACCCACATACCTTCGATTCCTTGAAGACAAGATTCTTGATACAGTTCTTACAGGTGTTGATGGAATAGGACGTGTCTTCCTTCGTAAGATCAAAAGCGAACAGATGTTTGATGATACAGTGGGTGGATATGTAACAAAGGATCAATATGTATTGGATACAGAAGGTACAAACCTTCATGATCTACTCGTCTATCCTGGACTAGACGGTACACGCACATTCTCAAACGATATTCACGAAGTCAATGACGTATTTGGAATTGAGGCTGCACGTACTTGCTTACTCGATGAATTCAATGAAGTCTTTAGTACAGAGAAGGTGAACTACCATCATCTCAGCGTTCTCATTGACACCATGACCTATTCAGGACGCATCGTGCCAGTGAATCGCTTCGGAATGAAGAAGAATGAAACAGGTGTTCTAGCAAAGTCAAGCTTTGAAGAAACCTCAAAGACGATGTTTGATGCTGCAGTGGTTGCAGAATATGATACTATGCGCGGTGTATCAGCCAACATCATGTTCGGTCAGAAGCCACCGTGCGGTACAGGCTTCGTAGACATTCTGGTAGATGAAACACGATTGCCTGAAGGAGGAGATGAGATCGTGGAATCCGATCTACTTGAACAAGCAAATAAAGCGATTGCGTCGATGCCTGAAACCGAGTGCAGACTTGAAGACATCACAATGGCTTGGTAGGAAATACATTACAAAGACTTATGAATGCAGCTAATGTAACTGTAGGAACAAGTACATAGAGGAAGACTAACGTACATGTGTGCAACTGTTTGAACGGTGTAATGCGTATCGTTTCAAGATCATCGAGTGAGGTCATTACATTTTTCGCGTGGCGGATGTGAAAGTTATGTAGCGAAAGTGTAATGGCGGAATCTCATCCGTGTACGGATCCTAATTGGATTCAACTATGGCGCGATCATACTCGCGAAGATATGATTCATGATGCGAATATTGGAACTCTTAAATATGACTCTATGGCTCTTTGGCGACTGTATGGCGGTACACAGGACACCGTTCATCAAGACGGTGAACGAAAAACTCGTGAGAGGATCACTCAAGTATCTCGACCGAAACCTGAGATTCATTTCTATTTCCGCAAGCAGACCGATATGTATACAGACGATGGAGCATTCAATCCATTTGGAGGTACAGCCGAATCAACTGTCCCAGTAGGAGTCTATCACGATGCAGGTCCTGATATTGATGGAAAACTTGCTGGATGTCGAACGTTGCGTATGTCTGGATTCGGAACACCTTCTGATCCCGCATCTAAACCTCGTCCATTCGCATATCAACCCTATGCAGGTGAAATCTCGATTCCAGGATGTGCGTTCGGATTTGATTTAAAGGTAGTTCCTGAAGTGATCATTCAAGATTTCAAAGGAACGTCTGCTCGCTATGGCTTTTCGTATGTTCAGCCAAACGGACAACTTGTTTGGTGCGATGGTGCGACTGGAGTGAGTTCAACTACTAAACCTGACCGTTTTTCAGTGAAGTTTGTGAACGATCGATCAGGGTATTTTGGTGGAAATGCTGCGAATGCAGAGACAATTGGGAATCAAAGCTCTGTGCCCTATTACATTGGTAAAGTACTCGGAGATGCACTTCAAGTGTTTGGGATGTTACCTCAACTCCCGACTAAAGAGGGAGGATGGGTTTCAAATCCGATGTATGCGGCCAGAGTTCCACTGATCTCTGAACCTAAACTAATCTCCTTTCCAGTGGATCAATTGATACTGAATACAGGCGATGAACTTGAGTATGCACGCGCTGTAGCCTGGAAACAGACTGCAGTGTATATTTCGCCACCGAACAAAGAAAAGGTCCATAAAGGAGTGTGTACACCTGGAATCAGTCTGGATTTAGATCCTGTTGCAGAATATAGTCGATTTGTTAAACGTGTGAATGAACTCCTTCAACGATTTGATAAGCGTTTCACGATTGCACTGGAGAGTATGAATGCTTCGATCATTAATGAGAGTGAAATTTTCAACAGTGCGTATTCAACGTTAGGTGGAATCCAGTTCATTACGACTGCAGATCAAAAGGTTGAAGCACGCAAGTTCATGCAAGCTTGTATCGAATCAACCACTAACGTACAATCCTATATCCTATCAAAAGTTAACGAATTAGTAGGAGGAATTCAGATCGTGGATAAACCTGATGCAACAGATAACGATGTAACTCAGATTCGAATTTTGTATACGAAACTCAACGACGTTCTTCCTCATTGGTCACCTTCAGGTCCGATCGCGGACCAAGGTAAGAACCGTTACATGATTGGAAATATTCGGCAGAAGTATCCTGTGGCTGAAACGGAACAATATACATTTGCAATTCGATTCAAAGAAGCATTCGAAGCTATTAAGGCTGGACGTGATTATTCAAAGTTTGTACCTACTTGGTTAGCTCCGCCTGTTATGGGAGGACGTAGACGTCATACGCTTCGCAAGTATAAAGGTAAGCGTGGTGGTGCAGAACGCTACGGAGATTCACCAGGTTCATTCATTTATAATGCCTTCACGGGAATGATCAATGCAGGATTATCGCTTCAGTATCAACGCAGTGCAGATGTAGGTGATCCAGACGTAGTGATCCCTCCTCGTCCAGATTCATTGTATTACGAATTCTTAGCCGAATCTGAAGCGGATGCATCACTTGCCGTTCGAAAGGCAGAGTTTGCAAAGTTTTCAGGTTCACTGGTCTCGATTAAGGTTGAATCTGCAGTTCAAAACAGTGGATACACTACCTTCACGGATTTTATTGAGTTTGCGTGTGGATACGAACCAAATACATTACCTCCAGAATTCATCACATTGCACCATATTAACTATGCAGTATCACTCATCAATCAATCTCAAACTTCCAAAGCATTGCGAGATCAAGCATTACTAGGCGAACTTACCGATATAGTTGAACAATATAACAATGAGCCTACTAAAGTAGAACGATCCTCTATCTCTACGAAGCGAATCGATAATCGCCTTAAGGATGATTTGAAGGCCTTGTTGTTGAAACAACGTATTGGGCCTGTAAAACCATTAACACAAACTAGACGTAGATCTTTCGGTTTACCAAGTGTATCCACTCAAATACGTAGATCTACTACACCTGTATTCGGTGGACGTCGTACCTTCCGTCGTCGGCTTCCTAAACTCATCTAATTGTAACATAATGGTCAACCTCACTCATCCTGAGCTCGCGGAGATTCGAAATGAGACTCTCCCCGCAGCTTCATTGGACGCTCTGAAAGATCTACGGAACCGAGCATGTGACAGTGCATCGTCCGACTATCAACTTCAAAGTCATCAGAAATTCTTACGACGTGTTCTTTCGCCAGACAGTCCAACACGTAATCTTCTCATGGTTCACGGTACAGGTGTAGGTAAGTCGTGTACTGCGATTCAAATTGCAGAAGAGTACATTCTTCGTCCAGAGTTTCAAGAGAAGAAGGTCTTAGTGGTTGCAGGACCTGCAGTTCAGTCGAATTTCAAGACTGAGATCTTTGACGTACAACGAGTATCACTTGACAAGACACAAACACTGCTTTCCTCGAAACAATGTACTGGACGACGATATTTAGATATGTTGATGCGCATTGAATCCGATCCTAAACAGTGGAATATTCCTGAAACACGCATGCGTCTAGGAACTCTAGCCGATCGTATCATCAGCGAGTTTTACGAGTTCACAGGATATAGTAGTTTTGGCGCACTCATCAATAAGAAATTCTTAGACTTGAAACCTGCAGACGCAGAGAAATGGGTTCATGAAACATTTGATAACCGATTACTCATTATCGACGAAGCACATAATCTTCGCGAAGGTGCTTCCGATATGAAGACGGTGTCGACTGCACTTGAAACTTTAGTGAAAACTGCGAATGGGTTAGTACTGGTGTTATTGACTGCAACACCGATGTATGATAGTCACGAAGAACTCATCTTTTACATGAATCTCTTTCTCTGGAACGATCGGGCTCAATCCTTAACGAAGAAACTGTCCGCATCTGACTTCTTCACATCTTCTGGATCTGTAAAAGCATCAAAAGAACAAGAAGTTCGTACATGGGCACAAACCTATGTTTCGTTCATCAAAGGCGAAAATCCATTCACGTTTCCATTTCGTCTTCCCGCACCTGATCTTGAAGGACTTCCTGAACCCTTAACTGGATTCACAGGTCTTGAACTAGGATCTGCGTCTCGAATCAAATACCTTACACTCACAGCCTCCACTCTTTCAGGAAATCAGAAGAAGGTACTTGATGGAACCAAAGGTAAAGAAGGTGATGAAGAATCTCGCATGGCGTATATGATTCCCACCATCAGTGTATTGCCTGAAGGTAAGGAATTCGGAGAGGTGTTTCGACCTGTAGGATCTCAATGGCAATACGTATCTGAACCCTGTCTTACACCTGAACGATTACCAGGTGTCTCTGCAAAATTCGTAACAGTTCTTCGCTCTATCGAAGCATCAAAAGGAATTGTAATGGTGTATTCAAATTACGTAGAACGTGGATCCAGATTGTTCGCAATGGCACTTGAAGAACATGGATATACGCCTGCAAGTGGTCCACCACTCTTAGCGAATCCAGCGTATACAGGTAAATCGAAAGGCGAATACATTCTACTCAGTAGCGAAGTATCAACGCCTCAGACAAATGCGCTTCTTCAATTAGCTCGTTCGGATCGTAATGTGAATGGTGAGAAAGTCCGGGTCATTGTCACAACTCCTCGTATTTCAGAAGGTGTGAATTTCCGATACGTTCGACAGATTCACTTACTCGATCCTTGGTGGAACATGAGTCGTATCGAACAAGTCATTGGGCGCGCATTGAGAACCTGTAGTCATCAAGCACTTCCGTTTGAAGAACAAAACTGTTCCGTATACCTCCACGTAGTTCGTTCGGATATCGATCATGAATGTTTCGACGAATACACATATCGAACGAAAGTTGAAGAGAAAGGAATTCGAATTGCAAAAGTACGTCGTATCTTAGAAGAATCTGCAATGGACTGTCCGATTCAGACCAGTATGAATACATTGCCCGAAGACTGGAAATCACTTGAAGTTCCTCAACGTCGATCCGAAGGTGCGAGTGAAGTCAAACTTCTCTTGAAAGATATGTTAGCACCTACCTTCTCAAACGATGAACCTGCACAATGTAGAGTTAAACCCTCTGAACCTGAAGAAGGATATACTCGTCCGCTTTCAACCTATTTCGATGTACGCGATGAAGTCTTTATCAAACTCGGAAAGTTATTCATCGATAAACCCATTTGGGACCGTACTGAACTGTTTACATCGTTGAAATCCTATCAACGCGACGTCATTGTCTTCCTTCTTCAGAACGCAATTCGTACTGGGTTCAAGTTCAAAGACTCATTTGGTCGTATGAGTGTTTTGCAGTCACGAGGTGATTTGTATTCACTCAGTCCTGTAGGTGTTGAAAATGGAACTTTGATTGAACGCACAAGTCAAGCTCCTTCTCAGACTGAAACCTCGATTCAAACTGTTGAACAAACAGTAGAATCGGTCGAAACTGTACCTGATTTAACAAAGTTAATTGAACAACTTGATTTGAAAGATGCTTCACTCAAAGACGCAACTACGTCTTCAAATCGCAAGATTCAAGAACAAATTCAAGCGGTTGATCAGTTCACAGAACGACTCAAAGTCGACTTTGCGAGTGTATTGCCTGGATACATATTCGATCATCAATTAAAACGCGAAGAGAAAATCGCATTACTTCGTTCTCCTCTTTCAAAGACACTTCCTTTTGCAGATCGACTTCGAGTTCCAGGTACAGACATTCTAGTATTGGGACGCGATGACTATGATCCTCCTGATCCGATTGGAGATGATCGAACCGCAGTTCAAGAATGGATTCAAGCATTGAATGCACGCTATACAGCCGATCATACTCGAATGGTCGCAACCTTGAAAGACGGTAAGTTCGCAATTGGAAAATTTGAGGAAAAGGATGGAGTGTTTACACGTATTCATGGAGTGAAACGTGACGTTCCTATTGTGTGTGGAACTGGAACGAATGGTATGAATGAAATCATAAAATTAGCACTGTATACAGATATTCGCAAACGAGGTGTACCTGAGATTCCTAAGAAAGCAGTCTGGACTCGATGCGATAGTATGGAATTGATTGCGCGAGAACAAAATCAGATTGCATGGTATACACCTGAAGAAATGGACGTGTTAACAAAGCTTAAAACGAAAACACGCGAATAAGAACAACAGAAGCTCATGGACCCTGTCTTTGAACGTCGTGAATTAACTCGAAGTGTACATATTCATGCACCGAATCTACAACGCGATATTCATGTGAGTCTGCTCGCACAGCTTCGCATGAATTATGAAGGAACGTGTACTCCTGAAGGATATATTCAACGCAGAAGTATTACGATTGTAGAACATTCACTTGGACGAATCAATTTGATTCGAGGAGGATTAGATTACTCTGTGAAGTTTCAAGCAGATGTATGTATGCCTCATCCAGGTCAACTCTTTCGAGGACGTGTAACTCTTCGTAGTAAAATAGGTCTTCACGTTGAACTTGAACCCATGAAGATTCTCATTCCTCGCGACTTACATCTTGAAAACACGGACTTTGAAAGCATTCAAGAATCACAGGAAATTGAATTCAAAGTAGTTGGGTCTCGCTTTCAACAAGGAGATAAATCGATCGTAGTACTTGGAACCTTAACAACCGTTGTCAATCCAGCAGAAGTCGTTTCACAAACTATGAATGAAGTGAGTGAACCGATGATTGCAGCTTCAACACCTGGAGATCCAGGAGAAAAGCGAATTGTCACAGTTTCACCTGAACTAGCTAAGTCTGCTGGACCTGCTCGTAGAAAGCTCCAGAAGAAAGCTCCAGAGCCACAGATAAATGAACCGATCTCGTAAGGAAAAACTACGCGATCAACTTGAAACGCTCGATCTACATGAACATTCTCAACTCTTTGAGATCATTAAACGCTATACAAATGAATACACTCGAACAAACACGGGTGCACTCATCTCCTCTGAATCTCTTCCCGACCCATGTATTGTTGAAATGGAAACACTCGTTGCTTTTTATTTAGATCAACGCAAGCGAATGGATGCGGAAGAACGGGCTCGGAAGAGTCTGCGAAAGGAATAAATGGACATTGTTCTCGATGTATCGGCGGTTCCGTTAACTGAAGAACAAATTCAAGTCATTCTCACTACACATTCTCAACTGATTCAAGAAGATGTAAAGGACTCTGTTCGTGAGAACGTGAGTGTCCCGACATCCATCGCATTCGGTCAAGAAAAGCGCTTCATTCTTCCTGGTAACACAGATGAGTTCAAGGAATATGAATCTGCACAAGCGATGATCGCCGATCAACCTCCACTACCTGATCCAATTTTTAAACAAGGAGAGGTTGTTCCATGTATCTATGATACAGGTGCTTCATTAAGCAGTCTAGATACATTTGAGGAAAACTTTAAACAGATGATTGAAGAAATGTTTAAGTCTGGACCTGAATTGAAGCTCACGAAGGAGGGAATTGAGGAACTTCTTAAACAACGGTAGAAAACGGATAAACATACTCCGCGCAAAAGAGTAAGGATAAATGGAGTCTCTTCTTTCGAGCGTGTCACGAAAGGACCTTGACCACCTTGTTTCATTTGTCAAACATCCCAATGCTGAACTTGAATGTAAAGTTCTTTCTTCTCAAATTCAAACCAAAGATATTGCAGACCGTATTCTCTCTAAAATTGAATCCTTCTCTGCGGGACCCTCTACGGAATCCGTTCATGCGACCTTCAGTTATCCCGATAATATTCGCGTAGTCGTTCAAGGTGCAGAAAATATTCATAAAGTATGCACAACCAATAATTTCAGAGGCACACCTATTCAAGTCGAACGTAAATCTCCTTACTTTGAAGGAACACAGAACGATCGAGTCAATCTCCCTGAAGCAGGACTTTCATTCACGCTTCGTAAAGAAGAGCTTGTGCGCAACGACTTCTCTGGACAAGCGATGGATGCACGCTCTCATGTTCGTATTCTCAATCGTAAAAGCTGGAAGACACAGGATGGACTTCTACAAATTGACTTCTCAATGGTGAAATCGAAAGTGAAGGGAATGCGAACAATCAACGAAGTTCTTCGACAGAATCCAAGTTACGAACTAGAAATTGAAGTGATTGATCGTACAGCAAATCCAAAGGATATTGTAGAGTCTATGTTAGTTCATATTGAACATCTACTTACTGCCTTTCATGGAACCTCCTTCCTTCTTCCTTCTTCCGATCTCAAACGGTATGAAATGGAATTCAAAACAATCGGACATAAGTTCATCAATCCAACAACGATGAAACGTCGTCATCTTCGCGTCGACCGACCGAATCATATTCTATCAGGATACACGGTCACAAACAAAGCAGACGGACAACGATGCTTTCTCGTAGTCATGCGTGATAAACGTCTTCTGATGATTCGTCCAAACGGTGTCATTACATGGACTGGAATGACGGCTACAAAAGATCTACATATCAACGATGTAATTGACGGCGAATACATTGAAGATCGTCATTTGTTCTGTATCTTTGACGTGTACTCGTTTCGAGGTGTGAACACAACTCGCTTACCACTCTTCACAACGGATGAAGATATTCGAGCCAATCCATTGAAATCTCGACTTGGATGCGCGCACGAGTTTGTATCCGATACTCGTCGGGATTTCACGACCTTAATGACAGGTCGACCTCTTCGAATTGAAGCTAAACTCTTCTATGCAGGCGATGGACCTGCAATGGAAGAAGCTATTAACACACTCCTTACAACGAAGTTCGAATACAAGACCGATGGACTCATCTTCACTCCACGATCATCGCCTGTTGCTCCACAAGCTGAACGTATCGGAAACACATGGACTAGCGTGTATAAATGGAAACCTGCCGATCAAAACAGTATTGACTTTCTAGTTCGATTCAAGCCAGGCGATCAGTTTGATACAGTTCTCAAACAACCTGTATTTCATGGTAACTTGTATATTTCCCGCAATCGAGGATACGATATTGTCTATCCTTGTGAAACCATGACAGGCGAATACATCCCTCCTCCAATGGCATCGGATCTACGTATCCTTTCCGAAACTCGTGATCGTGCACCAGGCATCTTTCAACCTTCAGTTCCACGCAATCCGAATGCGTACAAGATCTCAATTCCATTGAATGCGAAGGGAATTCCAGTCGATGAAACAGGTGCGCGAGTTGAAGACAATACAATTATTGAATGTGCTCGGGATCTAGACACTGATCGATGGGTAATTCTACGCACACGCTACGATAAAACACATCAATACCGAGTTCTACACGAATCTCAATTCGGAAACGATGTTGCGACCGCAAACTCAATCTGGACGAACATTCACATTCCAGTCACGGAAGAAATGTTGACAACGTGCGTCTCAAATCCACCCGATGATACGTACGAAGACGATCTATATTACCGCGATGATCTCGGATCTCGTGATCGTATTCTCAAAGACACCTATGCGTTTCACAACAAAATCAAGGCTTCGATGTTCACTCAGAATGTCAAAGAAGGATCAACCTTACTTGAACTCGCAATGGGACGAGGTGGAGATTTAGCGAAATGGAGACATACAAAACCTAGTCGAGTCGTAGGAATTGATATTGTAGCAGGCAATCTAGAATCACCTGTTCAAGGTGCATGTGTTCGATACATTCGCGAACAAGAAAAGGGAAAACATAGTCGTCTTCCACCTGCTCTGTTTATTGTTGGCGATATGACTCAGCCCTTGTACGAACAAGACAATCGATACATTCGCATTCTCGCTGGACTTGAGCCTGCACCGACACCATATCTTCAACAGTTTGCAGGTCTAGTGTTCTTTGACGTCATCTCGTGCCAAATGGCATTGCATTATGCGTGCACTTCAGAAGAAACGTTCAAAGTGTTTGTCAAGAATCTCACCGATCACGGAAAGGGAATCTTCTTCGGAACCTGTATGGACGGAGCTGCTGTCTACGCACACCTTCTAGGTAAGAAGAACACCCTCTTCCGATCCGACGGACAGATCTTCGGAGAGATTGTTAAGACGTATACGGACGGAGATTCATGGCATGAAAACTTCGGACAAATGATCTCTGTCAAGCTGGAGAGTTTCGAACGTGCGATGGACGAAGCATTAGTTCCATTCGGTAAAGTCACGGAGATGTTAGCTGAAGTTGGATATGAGTTAGTCAGTACAGAGATGTTCTCAGATCATTATGCGAAACAGATGGGAATCACATTGACACAAGAACAACAAGCCTTCTCATTTCTACATCGAAGCTTCGTCTTCAAACGAGGTGCTCCTAAAGCTGTGGCTGAGGACGTGAAGGAAGTGAAGGAAGAAATCCCAGAGATTGTTCTTCCTACCGTTGAAGAGGAAGAACCTAAACCGAAAGTTGTCAAGAAGAAACTGATCAAGAAGAAAGTTGAAGTTGAAGAAACTGAACCTCCAGTACTCTTCTATGGAGCAGATGAAAGTAAAGGAGAGTTTCGATACATGAGCAATCAATTTGTTGCGCCCTTTGAGATTGATGGAATGACGTTTCCAACAGTTGAACATTACGTTCAGTGGTCGAAGGCCATTCTGTTTGAAGGTAAAGATTCAGAAACTGCTGTGAAAATGATGAAACCTCCACGCTCAAAGGAATTCACAGAAGCAAAGTCTGTTAAGGCACTTGGAAAGAAAGTGAAAGACTACAGTGAAGCACGATGGGATGAAGTTAAGATTGCGATCACTGAAAAAGCCATTCGTGCAAAGTTCATTAATCCTAAACATGGACTTCTCGAGAAACTAGTCGCTACAGGTACTCGAACGATCGGTGAAGCAAATCCACGCGATAAGTATTGGGGAATCGGGACTTCTGCAGATACGTCCGATGCAAATCATCCTTCAAAATGGAAAGGACAGAATCAATTAGGTAAACTTCTCATGAAACTTCGCGACGAGTTTAAAAACGAATCCAAGTAATTCGACGGAATACGATAGCATAAACAGCATGTATACACGTTCTCAGAAGCGAATGATCTCCCGTGAAGTCCCCGTTGCCCGCGTCATCCAATACTCTAAAGATCAGCGTCGCTGGACTGTTTCAGAAGAGCGCGAAATGATTCGTCTTCGTCGTCATGAAAATATGAGCTTCCACGAAATCGCAACTGAACTCCACCGAAGTCCCGATGCAATCAAATTTCGATTTGAGAAACTCTTGATGGAACATAGTGAAGGATCGGATACAGCGGAGGTACTCCGATGGTTTAACCTCAGCGAGGAGTAATGTGGAGTCTGAATTTCATTGCAAGTGCCTTCATGGCATTGGTAGTTGCAAACTTGTTTATTTCAGCCGCAGCGAATGCACCTGTGACTGAAGTTCATGTGATGACTCCTCCTCTTTCCGTCGGAAAACAACGCTCTTTTTCGTCTGGAAACGATGCGTCGATGTTTACTCAACAAGTACGTCGAAGAGCGGTTGTGAACGCTCATTACGGAAGTCCTAATCTAGTACTTCGCGAAAGCAATCATACGTCTGGATTCACGAATGGAGTCGTTGAGATTTATTCGATTACGGGAATCTGCCAGCGGATCTTCAAGACAATCGTGGCTTCAAACATCTACGATGGTGGTATGGAAACGTCCGAATACACTACTCGACTGGATGCAGGTACATCAGGTGGTCCACATGATCAAGATCGTACACTCGATGCAGGCAATGAAGGTACAGAGGTTGTTGCCTATGAAACGGTTAATGTTACATGTTAACAATGTCAACCAATCCAGTCAAATTTTTACTTCGAAGAGATACCCTTGCAAATTGGACAGCTTCTTCCGCTATTTTAGCGCTCGGAGAACCGAGTGTCGTTACAGACACAGGTCAGATGAAAATAGGCGATGGAGTGAATTTATGGAGGAATTTACCCTATGTAGGTACGTCTGCATCGATCATTTTCGATGGTGGAGGACCGACTCAATCCTATTCACAAGGTCCCGTATTGGATTGTGGTAGCATTTTCTGATAAAGACACAAGCGATGCCTTTCATTCAACTCCAATTTAGAAGAGGCTTAGCCTCTCAATGGACGGATGCAAACACACTATTAGCAGAGGGTGAAATGGGTATTGAAACCGATACCGATCTCTTTAAAATTGGCGATGGAACTACTCGATGGAGAACTCTTCCATATGGCGGTATTCGTGGTCCTACAGGTTCTACAGGTCCTACAGGATTCACTGGATGTACTGGAGCTACCGGTCCGATGGCATACGGTACGAATGTTGCTGCAAGTTACGGAAATTCACAAACTCAAACGATTCCAAGTTCTCAAAACACTGTTTTTGAATTTGATAGTGTCTACGTTGAAGAAGGTACGCAATTAACCAACAACGATGATGGACGACCGACTCGTATCACAGTTAAAACACAAGGTTTATATGAGATCATCACTTCCATTCAACTCAACAATTCAAATGTAACACCTACAAACGCATATACATGGCTTCGTATCAATGGAGTCGATAGTCCGTCAAGTAACGGTGGACTTCTAGTTCCTCCGAATGCGTCTGCTGCTGCGTTAATATCGGTACCGTATCTTGTTGCATTGAATCCATTTGACTATATTGAAGTTGTAGCTCGAACAGGATCATCGGGTGTTTCTGCAGTTGCGTTTGGAGTTAATTCTCAAGGACTTTCGCCTGCAGGACCATCGGTTGCATTGAATATTAAACAAGTTGCAGTCGATATTGGAACAACTGGACCGACAGGGTCCAC